TAATATTATAATACAATCTTATGTTACAAAAAGTAAAATTTGCACCAGGATTTAATAAACAAGTTACATCAACTGGTGGTGAAAGCCAGTGGGTTGATGGTGATAATGTTCGTTTTAGATATGGCACACCTGAAAAAATAGGTGGTTGGTCACAGTTAGGATCTGTTCAAATAACAGGTAGAGCAACAGCTATTCATCACTTTGTAAATACATCAGGTATCAAGTACGCTATCTTAGGAACAAACAGAATTTTATATGCATACTCCGGTGGTATCTTTTATGATATACATCCCATTAAATCTACAACAACTTTAACAAGTGCATTTAGTACAACCAATGGTTCAAAAACTGTAACTTTAACTTTTTCATCAGCACATAATATAAATAAATTTGATATTATATTATTAGATAATCTTACTGCTATAACCAATTCTGGTTTTACGTCCGCTGATTTTGATGACAAAAAATTTATGGTGACATCAATACCGACCGATACAACACTTACGATAGAAATGGAGTCTAATGAATCTGGCTCTGGTGCATCTACATCAGGTGGGATTAGAGTGCAGCATTATTATTCTGTAGGACCAGCAGTAGAGGTTGCATCCACAGGTTGGAGTCTTGGATCATGGGGCGGGCAACAAGCAGGGCAATTTACATCAACATTATCGTCAAGTATAAACGCTAGTGTAACAAGTTTGACAATGGCTAGTTCATCTTCATTTCCATCATCAGGTACGGTGTTAATAGATAATGAATTAATTACTTACACAGGTAATGATAATAGTGGAACCTTATCTGGTTTAACAAGAGGGGCATCAGGTACAACAGCGGCAACACACTCATCAGGTGCAACAGTAACAGATGCATCAAACTTTTTTGCATGGAACGCTGCAGCATCAGGAGATATTGTAACCGCACCAGGTTTATGGTCGTTAGATAATTTAGGTAACAAACTTATTGCAACTATAAATGGTGGTGAGAGTTTTGAGTGGGATTCAAATCCTACAGGTGCAACAGGCACTAGAGCAACTATTATCCAAAACGCACCAACTGCTTCTGCATTTAGTTTAGTATCTACACCAGACCGTCACTTAATATTTTTTGGAACAGAAACAACTATTGGAACTAAATCTACACAAGACCCTATGTTTATAAGATTTTCTTCTCAAGAAGATATTAATACTTACACACCTAGTGCAACCAACACTGCGGGTACACAAAGACTAGCTGATGGATCTAAACTTGTTGGAGCAATCAGAGGTCGTGATGCAATTTACATTTGGACAGATACTGCATTATTTATTATGCGTTTTGTTGGTCCACCATTTACATTCTCATTTCAACAAGTTGGTACGAACTGTGGACTGATTGGACAGAATGCAGCTGTTGAGGTTGATGGTACAGCTTACTGGATGTCAGAAAATGGTTTCTTTAGATACACAGGTAAACTAGAATCATTACCATGTTTAGTTGAAGATCATGTTTATGATGATATAAACACTACACCTAAACAACATATTAACGCAGGACTTAATAACTTGTTTGGTGAAGTTATATGGTTTTATCCAAACTCAGGTTCTGGTGTTGTAAATAGAATGGTAGCATACAATTATCTAGACTCAAGTCCCGAGCGACCAGTGTGGACTACAGGCACACTAGCAAGAACAGCATGGGAAGATTCTGCAATATTTGGTAAACCACATGCAACAGAATATGACTCAAGTGCAGAAACAGCAGACACAGATGTTAACTACGTTCATGGTAATACTGATGGAGCTTCAACATACTATGAACATGAAACAGGTTTAAATCAAGTTAAGTTAGGTCAAACAAGTGCTATCACAGCAAACATAGAGTCTGGTAGTTTTGATATTGGTCAACAAGGTTTAGCTGGTGATGGTGAGTTTATGATGAAGATAAGAAGAGTTATACCAGACTTTTTATCACAAACAGGTGACGCAAGAGTTACACTTAATTTAAAAGATTTTCCAAATCAAACAAAAGCTAGTTCTACACTAGGTCCATTTACGATTACTAGTAGTTCAACTAAAATAGACACACGTGCTAGAGCTAGAGAGATATCTTTAAAAGTAGAAAATACTAGCACAAGTCAGTTTTGGAAACTAGGAACATTTAGAATAGACTATCAACCGGATGGTAGACGATAATGCCATTAAATACAAAAGGTAAAAAGATAATGAAGTCTATGAAAAAACAATATGGTAAGAAAAAAGGTGAACAGGTTTTTTATGCATCACTAAATAAGAAAAAAATTAAAGGAGTTAAAAAACGTGGCTAGAATAGTACAGGCATTGACACAACCAGCAGAAGATTATGATCAACAAATACAACAATCGTTTGTTAGAGATGTAGATAGTATTGTGCAAAAATTAAACACAACATATCAACAAGATTTAAAAGACGAGGCAGAGGCGGAGGCTTTTTTCTTTGGCTAATTCATTTATAAACAAGAAAGTAGATCTAACTTCCACGTCAGCTACAACACTATATACAGTGCCAACAGCCACTACTGCTATAGTGAAGTCCATATTAGTATCTGAAGATTCTGGTAATGCAGACACCATAACAGTGACTATTACAGATGCTAGTGACAATGTATTTAGTTTATTTAAGACAAAGTCCATATCTGCTAATGGCACAACAGAATTATTATCAGCACCTTTAGTACTAGAGGAAAGTGAAATACTAAAAGTGACTGCAGCTACAGCAAATAGACTACATGTAATCCTTTCGGCCCTACAATCTAAGCCAAGAGAAGTTACAACATAGTCTTGATTTACTTGCAAAAAACAAGTAATACTGTGAATTCAGGTGAAATTCCTGCCTTTTTAAAATAAATAACATTTAACATATATGATTAATAGAGCAAAAATGCCAAGACAGTTGCGTAATAAAGGTGGGATCATGACCATTGGTGGCGGTGGTTATACAGGTATACCCATGGGCAGTAGAACAGGTTTTGGAGTTATTGATAAAATAAAAGATAGAGTAAGAAAACTTATACCAAATGAACTTGCAAGTGTAGCAAGTAAAGCTGCACCATTTGTTGCACCATTTAATCCTGGTGTTGCAGCTTTAATGAGAGGTATAGGTAGATTTGATAAAAGAGGTAGCTTATCAGATGCAGTAAAACAAGGACTTGGAACTTTTGCTTTTGGTAGAGGAGTAGGAATGTTAGGTGGTGCTCAAGCTCCAGAAAACTTTTTAGGTCGTCAAAGATTTAGCATGGATCGTTTTAGTGAAGGACCAATAGGTAGATTGTTTGACAGGCAAGCAGCAGATGTGGGAACAAATATAACAGAACAGATGAGTGAAGTTTCTATACCAACAGATAAAAGTTTATTATCAAAAGCAGGAGATGTATTAACAAAAGGTATTAAAGCATTACCGAAAGGAGTTGCAGCACAACTAGTAGCAGGTGGTCTTACAGCAGGTGCTTCTTTACTAGCAAGTTATTTTCAAGGAGAGTTTGAAGAGCCACAACCTGGTGAGAGTATGGAAGAATATTTAGCTAGAAGAAGAGAGTATGTAGGAACACAAATGAGAGTTTACATGGATAATTATTTTGCAAATGATCCAGAATATATGAAATTAGATGATGCAGGTAGAGATGCATTTGTAGCTAGATATAATCTTAACAAAGGTGGTATGCCAACAGGTGTTATGAGGACCAATAAAGCTGGAGTCATGGAAAGAGACTACAGAGACAAGGGTGGATTTGTGCCCGTAGGTATTAAAGAAAAAGCAGATGATGTACCAGCCATGTTATCTAAGAACGAGTTTGTATTTACTGCCGACGCGGTTCGAGGAGCAGGCAACGGCAGCATTGAAAAGGGAGCACAAAAGATGTATGATACAATGAAAAAACTAGAGAAGAGAGTTACGTAATGGCTGATATTAGTTTTGAAGAATTTTTAGAAGAATTAAAAATGATTGACGATGAAATGGACATGAAAAAATTAATTGAAAAGTTTAAAAACAGGCCACCTAAATCTATGATGATGGACACTACTACAGGAATGGGTGCTAATATTACTAGAGTAGAAGAAGCTCAAGGTGGTAGAGCAGGCTATCAAACAGGTGGTATAACAGAAACAAGACAATTACCACCAGAGTTTATTGAAGCGGCACAAAAAACATTTTTAGCTGATCTTACAAGACAGGCTGGATTACCAACCGTTACAACTGCAGAAACACAACAACCTGGTGAGACTGCAGAACAATTTGCAGCAAGACAAGCACAAGCACAACAGTTTGGTATTACAAGAGCTGGTATGGCTGAAGTTGCACCAAAGGTTGCAGATGAAACAGCATTACAACAACAGGCTAGGGATTTAGCAAGTGGCCTTGGATCTTTTCAACCGTTCTTAACAAAAGCTACAACTGCTGCAGATGCAGCAACAGGATTGACTGGCACGGGTGCTGGAGCGGCTGATGTAGCAGGATCTATTAAATCTTATGAGTCTCCATATCAACAACAAGTATTACAAGCAACTTTAGATGAATTTGATGAACAAGCAAAAAGAAGAAGAAATGAATTAGCAGCACAAACTTTGGGAGTTCCAGGTGCGTTTGGTGGTGGCCGTGAAGGTGTACAAAGAGCTGTGTTTGATGCAACAAGCGACAGGAATCGATCTGCTTTACAAGCACAACTATTACAACAAGGTTTTGAAAATGCAGCAGCAAGAAGACAACAAGATCTTGCAAACCAATTAAGTATATCACAACAACAAAGAGGATTGGGTGCATCAGCGCAAGACTTTAGTAGAGCACAAATATCTGGTCTTGGCACATTAGGTGCAGCACAACAAGCACAACAACAAGCTGTACTAGATGCTCAAAGACAAGCAGCACAGATGGCTGTTGATGATCCAAGAAGAAGATTAGGATTATTAGGAACTGGTATTACATCAATAACACCAGGCGCTGGAGGTGTAACATTACAACCAGAACAAATGCCAGCGTCAGCGAGTCCATTAACACAGGCGTTAGGTCTAGGTTTGGCAGGAGCAGATATATACGGAAGAATATTTAGAGGAAATAATTAATGTCTAGAGCCTTAAAAAGACCCATGTTTAGAAGAGGTGGACCAGCTAATAATGGTATCATGTCTGGCATTACTGATAGAAAACAATATGCTAATGGAACTACAAGAATTCTTAATCCAGATTTAGCTAGAACACAAGCAAAAGATATAATTAGTGTCATGGAGGAATTATCACCAACACCAAAAACAAGATTACCTCTTGGAACAATTGGTTTAGCTTTAGCACAAGGTGTACCACTTGTAGATGCATTAGGTGCAGGTTATACAGATTTTGTAAAAAGAGATGACGCAAGACGAGCAGCTTTAGCCAAAAGAAAACAAGCAGCTGTGTCTACAGCAATAGCAGCGCAACTAGGTGGTAAAGGTAAAGATCCTAAAACATTTAAAGATTTAGCAGTTGCTAAACAGTTGGAGGATATCATACCAAAAATTTATACCTTAGAACAAAAAGTTAAAGAAGGAACAGCTACTAAGGAAGACACTATACAATTAGATGTTTTAAAAACTCAAAGAAATAATTTTACTAAAACTAATCCTGTAACATCTGGTTCAATAGATTTATTTGTTAAATCTTCTCAAGGGCAAAATTTATTTGGAAGTATAGCAGAAGAATTATTTAAAAAAGATAAAATCAATAATACAAATAAATATAAATCAGATCAAGATACTCAGTTATATATTGACGCTATAGAAGAAATTAAAAAAATATTAGGACAGTTTTCTAGTGGTGGTAGAGCAGGATATCGAGTAGGAGGTGGAGTAATAGGTGGTGGAGAAGACATGGGAGCTAATAGAGTTACAGAAACTGCTACTACACCAGAGCCTATAAAAGTTCAAGAAAATCCAATTAGTTACGATCAATTAAGAGCTAGACTACCTAAAGAAATAACAGATGATATTGTTAAATTAATAGCGGTTAGTTCAGAGGCTTTAGAAGATTTTGCTAATATCGCAAATCAAAAAGACGTAGATAGTTTTAATAAAAAATATAGTGTCAATTTAGTATTACCTTCGGAGGCTTAAAATGGCAGACACTGCTTTTGAACGGTATCTTAAAGATCAAGCCGATCAAGGAAATATTGTAAAACAAGAGGGCACAATTAATAATTTAGACGAGCTTAGACAGTCTATACAAGACCTTGTTATTGATACTACAGAACCAAAAAAACCTGTAAAATATTTTGCAGAATCAGCTGATCCTGGAGCTGTATTAAATTTATATTATACCTTAAATCCAACAAGAAGATTAGGGCAAACTATTTTTACCGGAGAGGATCCAAAAGAATCTATAAAAAAAATAGACGTTGAAGAAAAAGATTACATATCTGGTTTAGATGAAATAGCAAAAGGAATAGATGGTGGACTATATGATTTAGTTCATGGTGTAGGTTCTTTATTATTTACTGGCACAGATTTGGTAGCTAACACAGATTTTTTATCAGACTTTGAAAAACTAATAGAGGAAAGAGAACCAGAAAGACCTGAAACATGGAGAGGTGACCTTGTATCTTTACTAGTTCAATATGGAACTCCAGGTGCTGGAGTTCAAAAAGTATTAAGTAGAATACCAGCAGTTGTTAAAATGAAAAAAGCGGCTAACGCTGTTAAAGGAGGTAGAGCTAGAAAGATAAGTCAAGTCTCTACAAGATCCGCAGAAGGATTAGCTCTTTTAGGAATTACAGATTTTATAGCCACAGAGCCAGGTAGAGCATCTATTTTTTTTGAACCAGAAAACACTGAAAATTTAAGTGGCAGAGAAAAAGCTGCGGCTGAATTTAGAAATAAAATTAAATATGGAGCAGAGGGAGCTATAGTGGGTGGAGGTTTTCCTATAGTAGGAAAATTTACTCAACTTGGATATAAATATGGTTTAGCACCTTTAGTTAAGACAACTGCTAAAATAGGAGCTAAGACCACAGATGTTCTTGCTTTTAGACCGATTGAATTACTTTTAGGAAATAGATTAGCTGCACCTTTAACTACGACAATCGCTAAAAAAACAAGAGACGCCACAAAATTTACTTTAACTAATGTTTTAGCACCAACGGTTATATCAGCCATGTCTAAAAAAGTAGTAAGACAATTACCAGAATTTGACCAGTGGAGATTAAAATCAATTACTTCACCAGATGCTGTTGAAAGAAATATTAAAAAATTAGATAATTTTTTATCTTTTTTTAGATCATACGGAAAACAACCTAAAGATATTGAGGGTATTTCAGAACAAGTGTCTCTTTATGTAAAATCAAGGGCTAGAAAAATTGACAGAACTTATGAAGGTTTAGAGAAAAATGCGTACGCTCTAGCTAAAAAATTTCAAAATAATTATAATGAAGCTACTACATCACCTCCAATGCAAAAATATTTTTTAGATCAAGTTGATGAGTTTTTAAAAGGTCAAAGAAAATTAGAAGATCTTCCACCAGAGTTAAGAAATAACGCAAAAGATTTAGCTTCGGACATAAAAAAAATAATGTCACAATTTAAAAAAGTTTTACCAAAAGGTAAACAAGCTGATGGATTAGCAGAGGAATTAGCTAATTTAGAAATTAATAATATAAATAAATATTTAGTAAGATCGTTTCAAACTTTTAAAAATCCTGAATACACTCCCAAACCAGAGGATATGAAAAAAGCAGTTGATTACATGGTACAAAAAATAATTAAAAAAAATCCTTCTCTTAAAGAGTCTGCAAAAAATACTTTTAAAGATTTAAAACCAGAGGAGGCTTATGAACGATCTGCTAAAATGCACATAGAAGACATATTAAGAATGGGAAAAGCTGAAGGTAAAAGCCCTATAAAACAATTAAGAGATATAGGAACAAAAGTATTGCTTAGTGATAAATATAAATATTTAAAAACAGGAGAGGAATTACCTGATGCAATAAAAAATTTATTAGGGGTTGAAAGAGATTTGAAAGCGTCAGTAGCTTATACAACGGCAGAAGCAATATCATCTATGGCTAATAAAAGGGCAGCAGACCTTATAGCAAAATCTGGTTTAGAAAACGGCTGGTTATTTAGAAATATAGAGGATGCGACTAACGCAGGTTTTATTGGAGCAAAACAAATAAAAGAAGTTCCTAGATTAGGTATTATGAAATCTGAATTACAAGATTTATTTACTTCTCCAGAATACGTAAACATGTTTCAAGGTGTGGGTAATACCTTAGATAAACTAGTTCAAATGTCTATTTATAGACATGCTTTGCAAGCTAAAGTAGGTGTTCAAATAGGTAAAACATTGTACTCTCCACAAACTCAAGTTAGAAATGTAACATCAGCTTCCTTTTTTGCTTTAATGAATGGACATATAGGAAATAAGGCTAGCGTTACTGATGCTATGAGAATGGTTGCACGAGATATATTTAAGGCGGGCGGTAATAAAATTGATGAAGTGGAGTTTAATAATTATGTTGAAAAATTAGTTAGACTTGGAGTTTGGGATGAAAACGTGGTAGCAGCAGAATTAAAATCTGTGTTACAAAATATAAAAGATGGTTCTATTAATACAACAGATAAATTATTTGACAGACTCATGAAAATTACACCTACAGATAAAGTTGCAAGACTTTATGCAGGTGGAGACAATTTATGGAAACAATATGGTTGGGAGTATGGAAAGTCTCAATTAAATCAAGCTTTAAAAAATGTAGATGAAGTTGCAGAGTGGTTTAGATACATGGGAAAAGAATTTAATCCTATTAATCCTATTACAGGAGCTAAAAAAACTTATGACGACGCAATTGAAGAAGCCTCTGCATTTTTATTAAGAAATACTTATCCAACATACAGTAAGGTTCCACCTGTAATTCAAGAATTAAGAAAACTACCTCTTGGAAATTTTATATCTTTTCCTGCAGAAATTTTAAGAACTGGTGTAAATATTATGAATATAGGTTTAAAAGAGGCAGCACATCCAAATGCTGCAATAAGACAGATGGGATTAAGAAGATTAGCAGGAGCTTTTTTTACCAGTTATGCAATAGGTAAAGGGATTACAGAGACAACTCAATTTTTAACTAATTCTACAGAATCACAATGGGACGCTTATAGAAGATCATCCGCTGCTCCTTGGGATAAAAACTCTAATTTAATGGCTATAGAAACATGGAAAAATGGTGAAAGCGCAGCGATTAATTTTTCTTACTTTAGTCCATACGATAGTTTATGGAAACCCATGGAGGCTGCTATCGCACAAGCTAATAATCAAAAATTAAATCCCGAAGAGACAGAAGCTTTTGTCATGAGTGTAATGTTTGGTGAAGATGGTCCTGTGAGAGCATTTTTAGAACCTTTTATTTCAGAGCCAATCGGATTTGATAGATTTATTGATGTAACTACAAGACAAGGTAAAAAACAACAAGGAGGATCTGTTTACACAGGTTCAGATGATTTAGCTGATAAATTTATGAAATCTTTTTTATATGTTGCAGATGGGGTAAAGCCGGGTATTTTAACCAGTGGTGAAAAAATAGCTGGTGCTCTTGGTAAAGATATTACAAAAGGTGGTAAACCAATTAATTTAAGAGATGAATTATTAGCTCTTTTTGCAGGAACTAGAATTATTAGAATTGATGTTAAAAAAGATCTTAGATATTTTACCTCAACAATGAATAGATTACTCAGAGCAGTTGATGAAACTGAAGGTTTCTATTCTGCTGAAAATTTTGCATCTAAACCACCATCTGACACCATAAGACAATTTGAAAAAATGCAAGAGGAAGCATTTAGAATTCAAAAAGACATGTTTATTAGAATAAAAGATTTACAACTTTTGGATCTTTCTAGAAATAAAATTTACGAAATTATGAAAGCCTCTGGAACACCTAAAAGAACGATTAATAATTTACTAGATGGCAGATTTACACCAGTTAATTATTCCAAAATTAGATTTGAAAATAAAGTTAGATTGGTAAAAGATCAAATGAAAAGACTTGGAGAGGATTCTGAATTTATCTATACTACAAATAGAAGTTTTCTATATCCTCAAAATGAATTAGAAAAAGTTAAATCAAGATACTCTAGAAAAAAATTTTTTGAAGAAACATTTAATGAGGAGACAAGAGAGTTTGAAGGTGGTTATTATCCTGATAGAGAAAAATATGAAACAGATAATAGAGGTAATCTTAAATTTGATAGTCAAGGCAAACCAATAAAAGAAAAAGGATTTATCATAAGGCAAATAGAAAAAATACCAAACATATTAAAAAGTTTAACATTACCTGGGGCGCCTGGTTTAAGCATGAGAGCACCTTTACCAGAAACACCATCAGTAAACCCTGCAGTGGTGCAAACAAATCAATTAGCATCT